GTTAATCGAATATTAAAGAGTCGAGGAGATGCTACACGGTATCGATATAAAGATAGGTGGTGTAGACAATCCTCTATACATATGTTTAATATATACTGCTCTCACTATAAGTTAGAGACTCCTGAAGAGAAGGCGAGATGCTGGAATGGTGGTCCAAGAGGTATACGTAAACGATCAACTATCAAGTATTGGAATAAAGTAAAAAACGAATTAGCACGTAACTAATAGGAATTATATGAAAGTACAATTACAGGCAGTAACACCTAACGCAGAAACTACTATTGTAGAAGTTGCAAGAGTAAGTAGTAGTCGTAAAGATAAATCAGCTAAACCAGAAGGTTTACTTAACTACTTAATTAAGCATAAACACTATTCTCCCTTTGAGCACGCTTATCTAACGCTTGAGATAGAGACAAGTAAAGCAATCGGAATACAATTGATTAGACATAGGTCATTTACGTTTCAGGAATTTAGTCAGAGATATCAGGATGTGAATCAGTTAGATGATATGTTTGAACCTATAGAGTTGCGTAAGCAATGTGAGGATAATAGACAATCATCATCAGAGGTATTTGATCCAAATATAAGGTTCCATGCTACAACACCTGCAAGTGAGATTATAACTAGTATGTTAGGAGCTATTAAATGCTTGTACACTGAGTTATTAGATGCTGGCGTAGCTAGAGAGCAAGCTAGGATGATTCTACCTATGACTACTAAGACTAAAATATATATGACTGGTAGTGTTAGAAGCTGGATTCACTTTTTTGATTTAAGAGATGATAGTCACGCGCAGAAAGAGATACAAGATGTTGCAAAAGCAGGTAAGATTATATTCAAAGAGCAATTTCCTATCATAAGTAAAGCGTTAGGATATTCTTAATATTATAGTAAACTCGTATGCAGTATATGATTCAGGTAGATAATATTTATATACATGAATAGAAAGAAAATAGAAGTATCAAAATTCCTTTATGTAGGAATAATGATTGCTGTGTTTATATTATCAACACTCAATTAAAAAGTTATTCGTAGTAAGGTTACACCAGCAGTTGCTCCGATAATATCAGCTCCGAGATCTCCTAACTCAGCAGATCCACCTGATATGTCATGTATCTCTTTAAGTACACCTATCGCAACTGCAGTAGTAAAACCATATATTAAAGCTTTATCCTCATCACCTGTTACATGATACACAAATGAATATGTTGCTGTTGATATAATAAAGCAAACAGATGCATGCATCACTTTATCACTCGGTGCATATTGAGCAAAGAGTGATGAACTAAAACACAATAAACCTATTAATAGTGCAGTGAATCTCATTATCACCCTCCTAAAAATAAATATAAAATAAACATCGAAACAGTTGCTTATTCGAACCTTTCTTCTTATATTTAAGTATTAGAAAAAAGTTATAGGAGTGGGTTCAAATAAAATAAAAAAAAAGTATACAAATAGTTGCCTCCCCGAATCTTTCTTCTTATATTAAGGTATATTAATCAAAACAGTTAAAGTCATGTCAAAGACTACCGCAACACCAATCTTCCAATTCGGAATCGAAATCACTAAACCATTTTCATCTGCAATGTACGCTCATAACGATAAAGTATCTAATGCTATGAAGATTAGTATTAAGAATGCTGCAACAGAGATTTGGAATAAAAGAGCTTACATTGACTGGGAGTTAGAAGAATGGGAGACTCTTAAAGAGGATACATTTGAAACATTCACTATTGATAAGTTTCAAAGAACAATCTGTCACTACGGTATTGGTGCAGGCTTTACTGTATTAGATGTATTCAATGAGATTCATAAAGCTGTTGAAGATGCAGAAAATTGGAGTATCCACGAGATGTATCAAGAGTTATATGATTTAGGAGCTGTTCCTAAACTGACTGAAGGTATGGTTGGTTTTTATAAGAAAGGTAGAGAGTCAAAAACTCCTTACTGGAATGATAATGGTTTAGCAAAAAGTATTAACAACTAATCTATATATTATGAACGCATCATTAATGATTCGCATCGCGTCGCACCTCCGCGTTATTGAAGTGCCAATGCTACTAATCTTTATTGCATTATTACTACGCATGACAGACAGCTTATTCTACTCTAACTTAGTAGTACTTTACGCAATCGTTAGACTATTTATTAACATACGTTTTAAGATGAGTAAAGATAAGTTACAGCAAGCAATCTTAAACCATATTGATGCTATAGTTGAAGATATGGAAGAGGAGGATAAGAATGAGCTTTCTTAAGCGACACATTAGTAAAGAGCAATTAATAAGTATTTATATAGAGTCAGGTATTGAAGGTGTTAAAACGCTTCTAAGAGGGGCAGATGCACTATTCTACGACGACCTATTCAGCGGTACAGTAATTGATATTTATCACGGAGAAGATATGATGTTTGACACGTGGAGAGATATTGAGCAATTAATAATAAACGAACTACCTAATTAACTATGTATTTAAACGATCGTAAAATGTCATTAGAGGATCTAGAACGATTCACAGATTCATTAATAGGATGTCTAATAGATAATCTGTACGATACATTAGTTAATGAAGGTGTACAATCAGTGTATCCAGATGATGAGTATAATCAAGAAAAGTTACTTAGAAAGATGGAAGAGCACTATGTTAGTACTGAGCAATATGAGAAATGTGCTGTATTAGCAAAACTACGTAAGTAATCAATTTAATTTTTATAAACAATAAATCACTTTTATTATGGCTGAAAAAGCACAAAAATTCGAAAACAATCGTTCAAAGTTTAATCCTGCGAAGTATGGAAGAGTATGGAATTCTATATCATTCAAACATATGTGGAATCGCGTACCTGTAGGTGAAGCAAAGCAACCTATTATTGGTAAATTGCTTATTGCAGGAAAGGAGGTGGAGTTAACATTTACTGAATGTAGTAAATTAATTGAAACTCTAGAAGATGCTAAGTACTCTTTTAATGTTGGTACACGAATGGGTAGACTAGATAATGGGTGGAAGATTTAATTCCACCCTTTTTCTTTAAATTAATTATGTAAACAGTTGATTCTTTGGTAAAAATTTATTATATTTCAACCTAATTAAAATTGTTTACAAAGATTGTAAATCAATTAATAAAGTATTTAAAATAAATTAGGAAAGAAATTATGGTATTAACAGGGATATTTATACTCGGTGCTATTTTTGGTGCTATATTATATAGAATATATACTAACACTCAACGCATTAATAGTAATGTAAGAGAGGTATATTTAAAGAAACATATATCAAAACTGGAAGGTGATGCGAAGCAAAAAAGAAATAAAACATCTAACAAATCTAAGCGACGATATGTTAAAAAAGGTGGAGCAAGCGGATCAATTAAAGGATCTAGCAAGTCGTAATCCTGAAGAAGCAAGTCGGTTAAATACAATATTAGATACTTTTATGAACCCGGGTTCTAATATTGATAGAAAAGAGAAACTCTATAAAAAGATAAACTCGTTAACTAAACTTATATCTAAGAATATCGATACTGTAAAGCGTAGCGGTACATCGCAATTTGATTGGTTAGAGTATCATAGAGATAATAACTTTGTGTTTAGTATAAAATCACGTATTGCTTCAACAGGTGTTATAAGAGATTCTGATTTAAATGATATGAATGAATTCTATAAAAAACATATCAGGTTAGATAAACTTTTCAACAGTAATTAGATATTTATTAATGAAGGAATAACTTATGGATACGCAGAGTAATATACAACCGTTTTGTCTTTTAAATGGTAAATTGCAAGAATCGTTATTTGATTATAATGAGGATGAGATAGATGCTTTTCATAAAGCTGTTACTCCTGACGTGTTACATGAAGTTTATGATGCTGTAGAAGAAGAGTATAACATTCAGACTTCATCAAAGGAAGCGGTAGCGGGAGCAGAAGTTGTTACGAAATATTTAAACACATTATCTTCAGACGAGTTAGAGGTGTTTAGTACATACTTAACTCAAGAACTTAACGCATCAGTGACTAGCTCAGTGCAGAATAATACGTTATTAGATACTCATTCTATAGATTATTCATCACCTAGAGTAGATATGCTAGAAGGATATATTGCTATTAGCTCGTCAAACCTTCAAGCTTTAGAGAAGTTTAGAAATAAAGTGACTGGATCAGGTAGTATTCAGTGGGAACATAGAATTAAAAAGCATGGTGATGTAACTATTCATAGCTATGTATTTAATATAAAGGAAGATAGTAAATAATACAGGCAGGTTTTTTATCCGGTATCGGATAATTGTTTACCAACCAAGGTTATAATTAAGTAGTAAAATCCTGTCTGTATTTTATTAACTGGTATATATATTAATATGAAGAGTAAGATTCAATATTACACCGAGGTTAAAAATGGTGTTAGGTTTATGGAGTGTAGATGTTGTGGTACTATGGTAGAAGTTACAAGTAGAACGACATCTATAAAATGTGATGTATGTGTTAGAGAGGATTATGATAAAGATTTTCCATTCTCACAACTTACAACTTATAAATCCAGTGGACGTCCTCGAGGCTGGGCTTTTATGAAGGAATATGTTGATAAAGATGGAAACGTATTTCATAAAGGTGAAGAGCAACCCAAGTTAAGAGGTACACTAAAACCTACAGTTATGAAAGTTAAACCTAAGAAGCCTAAACTTAGTAAGGGGCAGAAAGCTCAACTCTATAATGAGACATTATCAGAGATCCATAAACTTAAAAAGCAGTTACATAAAGCGAAGTTTAAGAAAGATCAAAAACAAATCACATCACAGATTAAAAAGTTACAGAAAAAAGTGAGATAGTTGCTTGTATTAAATTTATTTCTTATATTGTAAGAATAAATAAGATAGGAGAAGTAATGAATAAACTTATTTTTGAGAGATGTAATACTGTAGAGTCACGAACAGTAAAAGAGCCTACTCGAATAGTATTTGAACTCGAGCCGAGTTTAACTATAGAGGAGTTCAAGATTGCATGTAAGCGTTTAGCTCACGCTATGGGATATAGTGATAGTAGTATAAAGAAAGAATTCGGTGTTGATACAGAGAAAGGTAATCCAGCACAATTAAATTTATTATTTGGTTAATATGTTAGACGAAAAAGATATAGCCCTTAATTGGGAAAAGTTAGTAGGAGTTATTAATACTGAATTTACTGGTGAGCGAAAAGACTCTCTATTAAAGATGTATGACTTCTTTCAAGATAGAATGATATTGATGCCTGCATCTAGTTTTGAGCATTATCATAACTGTTTTGCTGGTGGGTATGTAGATCACGTGTTACGAGTTATTGAATGCGCAGATAGTGTATACACTAATTGGCAAGCACTTGGATCAACATGTACAGGATATACACGAGAAGAGTTAATGTTCGCTGCTCTTAACCATGATTTAGGTAAGACGGGTACTCAAGAGTTTGAGATGTATAGACCTAATCCATCAGATTGGCATAGAAAGAATCAAGGTAAGATATATGAGATAAACCCTGATATACCATTTATGTCTGTACCAGATAGATCATTATTACTATTGCAAGAGTTTGGAATCAAGTTCACGCAAAATGAAATGATGGGCATTAAGCTTCATGATGGTATGTATGATGATGCGAATAAGCCATACTTCGTAGCATTTAGACCAGAGTCTAGAATGCGTACTAATTTACCTATAATACTACATCACGCAGATCATATGGCGTCACAGATTGAGTATGAGCGATGGAAGGAATCTAGTAACACTATTGTTACAGAAACTAAACGTGCATCACGAAAAGTTAGTAGTAAAACGGTAACTAACTCATCAGAATCAGCAACCGATCTATTTAAAGATTTATTTGGAGATTCATGAATTACGTGATAGGTATACTTATAGGTTTATTAGTAATAGGTGTCTACGCTATTATTAATTTAATGCGTAAGATTGATAGAGTTGAAGATGCTTATATTGATGCATCTAATATTAATGAAACATTATACGGAGCTTTACGCGAGATGGTTGTAAAGTTAAGAGAGATAGATGATAAAGGGTCTTTCGAGTCTGATGATGAAGTAGGTGCAACATTTAAACAATTATATGAAACAGTTAAAGCAGTCGATGAAGTGTTCATCACTAAAAACGAAAAATAGTATGTCTCCAGTAGAGCAATTTTATAAAGTTATCGAGCAGAGGCGTGAAGATGAGATTAAGCAAAAGCTTATCGAGCAAGTTGAAGGTGTAAAGAAGAAGCGCGGTCGACCTAGAAAAAATAAAATGTACTTCACGCAAGATACAGAAGATGCGATTATTGCATATAATAATGAATCAAGTAATGCACTGCGTAATAAAGTGTTTAATGATTTTATATATAAGCCATTATTTAAGATGGCAGAGAATCTAATTCATAGATATAAATTTTACCACTTTGACGCACCGACTGTTGATGTTCAATATGAAGTCATCGCTTTTATACTTGAAAAGCTTCCTAAGTATACTCAAGAGAAAGGTAAAGCATTTTCTTACTTTAGTATTGTAGCTAAGAATTACTTGATACAGAATAACTACAAGCACTATAATCGTAAAAAAGCAAAAGCTCCTGTGTTAGAGATAGATACTAATAGAAGTGTTGTTAATGAAGTAGTGCGTGAAGAAGTATTATCTGAGACGCAAGACTTCTTTCATTTATTTATAACACATTGTACAGATAATATTGATACAATTATTAAGTATAAGAGAGATGTACCAGTAGCGTATGCATTATTAGAGATATTTACAAATTGTCATAACATAGAGACGTATAATAAAAAAGCTTTATATATTATGGTTCGGGAAATGGTTGATGTGAAAACACAGTATATAACCCGGGTTGTTAATATATTAAAAGACGAGTATAGTCGACTATATTCGTTATATAGAAGTAGATAGTGCACGATTTACTTCATGGCAATATTGCCACTTAATAATTAACTAAAAGGAGATAATTATGGATTCAGTAATTAAGCAAGTCTCAGGATTTTTCACAGGTTTAACAGCATTATTTTTAGCAGTTATACCAGTATTAGTTCTTTGGACGATCTTAACTGGTGGTGCTGTATTCGGAATGGATGTAGCAGCTAACTTAACAACTTTCATTACACGATTAGGTGATAGTGGATTTGTAGGTTTAGTGGTACTAGTATTACTAGCATCATTCTTTACGAAGAAGTAGTTTTTGAATTACAATAAAGGAAAAGCGCTTTTATAGCGCTTTTTTTTATTTGTATATTTATATATAAGGAGTAATTATGAGTGAAGAGTCAGAAGAGGTATTTAGTGGTAAGTCGTTTAAAAACTTGCTAGAAGATATATATAACAATTCTAAGAAGAAGGAAGCGCAAATCCAAATTCTTATTACTGAACTTAAACCTATGATTAAGAATATCGGTGATGCGATAATTATCGTTCCATTAATAAAGGATTATATGGAGATAGCAGTAAAGAATGATGAAGCATTAATTAAGATGGCTGCTATAGTTCAGAAAGCACAGAGTAGAGTTAGTAGTGGAGGTAGCGATGGCTTACTATTAACTGAGCAAGAGAAGCGTCAATTAATGGAAGAAGTTGAAAAGGTAGGTGAGAGTGTCGAGGTACGGAAGTAATTATAAATCAAAATCTGTATTTGAGCGTAATCAATCTACAATATCAGATACACCTATTACTACACCTCTTACTGTAGGATCTGTAATTGATGTAGTGTCACAAAATAATAAGAGTATAGGTGATATACTAGTAACTATAAAAAAAGAAGATGGTACTTTTAAGAATGAAGTAGCATCTCCTATGTCACCTCACTTTATATCACTACCGCTACCAAACGAACGCGTTACATTAATGCAAGATACATTATCTAGTAAATGGTATTATTTAACATCTATACGAAATGGTGGATATGTGAATCATATGGGTAATGCTATTAAGAGGGTATTTGAGAGAGATACATCTACGCTATATACAGGTAAAACATTTGCACCTAACCCGTCACTGCGAACATTAAATTTGTATGAAGGAGATACAATCCTGCAAGGTAGGACTGGTCAAAGTATACGGTTTGGTAATAAGCAAGAAAGTACACAGACTCCATGGAGTATAGATGGTGAAGAAGGTACACCTATAATTACTATTAGATCAGGTGTAACACAAATTGAAGATCTAAATACAGATTTTTCTTCAATATATTTAACAGCTGGTCAATCATTACCAATAATATTAAAGAGCGCATTACCAGTAGAGTACACTAGACCAGATTTATACGATAATAATCAAATTATAATAACTAGTGATAGGTTGACAATGTACACACGAGAAGATGATATAGTATTATCAAGTGCTACTAATATAGGATTATCTACATCTAAATGGGCAATTGATATATCTACATTATTAGATCAAATCGCGTTATTATGTGATCACGTTATTACATTATCAAAGCATATAAGTGATCAAGGCCTATATTCTGCAACATCTACTATGATATCGAGTGCACCTGGATCACCTACAAGCCCATCGAATAATGCACCGCAATTTAACACGATATTTAATGAAGCAGCATCTGTTAGGAGCCAATTGCAGCAGATAAAAAATAATATAGATAATATGAAACAGTAATACAAGTAGCGTATATTTATTATATGATAGTATTATTATAGGAGATTATATGAAATCAAAACAAATTGCACAGCTAATTCGTAAGATAGTTAAAGAAGAAGTGCAGAAAGAAGTACGTAATATGTTGTTAGAGCAAGCATCGCGTCAAGTAGCACATGTAGATACGTTACCGAATACGCAAGAAGTTCAACCAGTCGTACATGAACATAAGCAGTACACATCTAACTCTGCACTAAATGATATACTTAATGAGACAGTAGAGTCAACAAGTTATGAGACATTAAAAACATTTAATTCAGATGATGCGAGAGCTGGATTTGCATCGATGCAACCTTCTATGAACGCAGCACACGTAAATCCTATACCTAATAAAGATGTAAATGGTGCACCTATTAACCCTAATAAAGTAACACCAGATGTAATGAAAGCATTAACACGAAATTACTCGGAACTTGTAAAACGATTTTAATAAAAGTACTATATGCCTAATAAAAAGATAAATCCATTAGATTTTAAAAACGATGTAGCGATCGGAGTAGGATTACCTATGAATTCAAGTGTAGGAGGATTCAAATTAAACTACTTAACAAGTGATCAAATACATACAAATCTTAAGAATTTAATCTTGACTATAAAAGGTGAAAGATTAATGCATCCAACATTTGGATCTGTTTTATATGATATATTATACGAACCTGCAATTCAGGGCGATATATCTTCATTAGCATTACAAGGTATCCGAGAATCTGTACAAGAGTGGATGCCATATATCACTATAGATGATGTAGATGTACGAATTAACGATAATACAGCTAGTATTACGGTTAGTTATAAAGTTAAAGAGTTAGATATTGCAGAAATTTTAGATGTAAGTGTTAGGATGTAATTATGGCAGAAGTTAAAAAAGATGTAAAATATATTAATAAAGATTTCTCTGAATTTAGAGGTAATCTTGTTGAGTTTGCGAAGAATTATTTTCCTAAAACATATAATGACTTTAATGAAGCATCGCCAGGTATGATGTTTATTGAAATGGCATCTTACGTAGGAGATGTATTATCATATTATACAGATTATGCGATGAAAGAAACGATGTTGAATCATGCGCAAGAGAAGAAGAATATATATAATATAGCACAGACTTTCGGGTACAAACCTAAAATAGCTTCAGCAGCAAACGCAACAGTAGATGTATTTCAGTTAATACCTAGTATAGGGTCAGGTATTGATTCGCAACCTAATTTTGATTACGCATTCACATTAGAGTCAGGTGCACAACTATCAACACCTTCTAATATTGTTTTCAGAACAACTACTCCAGTAAATTTTGCGCACTCTAGCTCTAACTCACCTACTGATGTTTCAGTATATCAAATCAATAGCAGCACAGGTCAACCAGAGCAATATTTATTAAAAAAATCTATACCTGTAATTAGCGGTGAGGTTAAAACTAAAACTATAACTGTAGGTTCAGCTGAACCATATTTAAAGGTATTAGTAGATGATGAGAATATTTTATCAATAGAATCTGTCACTGATAGTGATGGTAATCCGTGGTATGAAGTACCTTACTTAGCACAAGATACTATATTCGCAGAATCAGTTAACTCAGCAGCACAAGATCCTGTAATGAATCAAGACTCTACAGATGCACCGTATATTTTAAAATTAAAAAAGACAGCACGTCGATTTATAACACGTGTAACAGCAGACGATAAAATAGAAATACAATTCGGATCAGGTATATCATCAAATCCAGATGAAGAGATAATACCGAACCCTGAAAACGTAGGATCTCCCTTACCTGGTAATACTAATAATTTAGATACATCCTTTGACCCTGCCAACTTCCTTTACACAAATACATATGGTCAATCACCGTATAATACTACATTAACTATTACGTATATTGTTGGATATGGATTAGATGCAAATGTATCGAGTAAGAGTATAACAACAGTAAAATCTAAGACTATATCATTTGATGGCAGTAAAACATTGCAGAGCGGATTAAAAACTACAGCAGAGGGATCTCTACAAGTCAGTAATCCATCACCAGCTACAGGTGGTACAAGTATTGAATCGTTAGATGATGTAAAAAATAATGCACTTGCTAACTTTAGTACGCAAAATAGGATGGTAACTAAGGAAGATTATATTGTACGTGCCCTATCATTACCTAGTAAATTCGGTAATATAACTAAAGCGTTTATTGCATCAGACGAGCAATTAATTAGTCAGAATAAGAGTTTAGTTACAACTAATAATCCTTTAGCAATTAATATGTATGTTTTAGGATACGATCAAAATAAAAATCTAGCAGTAGCTAATACTGCGACTAAGCGTAATATTAAAACGTATTTATCACAGTATAGAATGCTGACAGACGCTATAAATATTAAAGATGGATACATTGTTAATTTTGGTGTTGATTTTGAAATAACAGTATTAGCAAATCAAAATTCGCAAGCTGTACTACTGAAATGTGTTCAAGCTTTAAAAGATAAATTTAATATAGATAAAATATCTTTCAGTACACCTATAATATTGAAAGATATATATATTGCGTTAGCAAATGTAGATGGAGTGCAATCTGTAGTTGATGTTAAAGTTGTTAACTATTATAATACATCTCAAGGTTATTCTGGTAATAGGTATTCATTTGAATCTGCAACACATAAAGGGGTAGTATACCCGTCACTTGATCCTTCTGTATTTGAGATAAAGTATCCAGATACAGATATTAGAGGTCGAGTCGTAACATATTAAGGTAATGTGATATGATTTATTCAATTTTTCCATCGAGAGATGCAACTATATATGAGAATTCAGATAAAACTAACACGGGTATAGATGAAATACTAGAGTTAACAAAAATTGTATCCTCATCGCTACAGCCTGGTATATCAAATACTAGAGTACTTATTGATTTTGATACTACAGCAATATCACAATCAATTGTATCAGGAGAGATAAGCGGATCAGATGGTAATGATCCAAAATACTTCTTAAAAATATATAATTCAACGCAGGATGAGATACCTTATACATACACATTATCTGTTGCTCCTATATCACAATCGTGGGATATGGGTATAGGTAAATCAACTTATCTACCGCTTACTCAAGAGGGAGTTAGTTGGAAGTATAGAGATGGTATAACGGTAGGTAGCGAATGGGTCACTCCAGGATGTACAACAGTAACAGAGTCTGGGTATATAGTATCACAAACGTTTAATAATACAACGTATGATATTGAGATGGATATATCAAATATTATAACTAGCTCTTGGGTGACAGGACCACTAGCATATCAAAATAACGGTATACTACTTCAAAGAACAGGATCAGAAGAAACTAACGGTACTAGATATGGTTCATTAAAATATTTCTCTAAAGAAACACATACTATATTTTCACCTCGATTAGAAGTAAGATGGGATGATAGTGAGTTTAGTACAGGATCACTAAATAGTTTATCACAAGATCATATTGGCGTATTTACAACTAACTTACGTAGTGAGTATAAAGAAGATGAAAAAGCGAGAATACGATTAGATGGTAGAGAGCTTTACCCGGTTAAAACGTATGGTACAACAGCAACTACACCTTCTCCTAAATATATTCCTTCATCATCTTACTACTCTATAGTAGATGTATCTACTAATGAAACTATAATACCATTCGATACATCATATACTAAAATTAGCTTAGATACCTCTGGTAATTACTTTAATTTATGGATGAATAGCTTACTACCAGAGCGATTATACAGGATTGATATTCGAATCGATCATCGACAGTATACTAATCAACGTGAATATTACTCATGTAACACAGTATTTAAAGTTGTGAGGTAGATATGGCTTATTCGTTTGATTATGAAGCGTTTGTAAAAAGATTGAAATCCAACCCTGAAGCTCAAAAGAAACTTAATAGTAACATGTTTACTGTATCTGCTATGCCTATGCCTGGTGATACACCAGAATCTGTAGCAGCTAAGACAGCAAAGATGGTTGAAGAGCAGAAAATGCTTAAAGCAACTCCGAAACCTTCAAAAACACAAAATGTAGAAGATTATAAAAAAGAGATAGAACGAGAAAGTAGGTTATCAGCATTACAGTTGGTAAGAGCCCGTGGAGTTGATATATCTCAAGACATATTATTAGTTAATGATAGATTTATGATCACTAATGAACTTGAGGATGGTAATCCAAGATATCCAAGACCTGCTCAAGGTCGAGGATTAGATTATGAAGATCTACAAGAGCTGCTTGATGATACTATATATGAATTATTACCTATACCAACATCTTTACAATTACCTGTAGATCCACCAGTAAGTGGTAACCCTGCAATCAACAAAATATATATAGCGAACTGGGGCATGTTAGCAGATTTCGGAGGCTCTACAGATGCCACTAAAGATATATCTGATAAACTCGTTAGACGCGATAATCACTACTGGCCAGCTATATATGGTATAAATCCTGTATATAGATTCTTCACCGGTGACAATCCGCTATTCTATGTTTATAATCCTGTTAGTTACATCCACCCTGAAACGCAAGAAGCTGTTCCAACTGATGATATCATATGGAAGATAGATGGTCAAGAAGTTCGTAGAGGTAGATATTTTCAAATGTATGAAGTATCACCCACAGCTGCGAGGAAAGCGTTAACAGTTGAAATACGTAACGAGGTAGGTGTTAAGACAGAAACTATATTCTATGAAATTGCAAATTCTGATGATTTTTCTGATGTAGAAGGATTCTCAAGTACGTATAAAGGGAGTTTTGTATATAATCCAGATGGTAATAGTGGTCAAGGAATGGCTGAGTTTGAAGAAGGAGCTACAGTTGTTCAAACAGTTACAGATCCTGTTACAGGTGAAATAACAGAAAAGGTGACACAAGTTAACGACGCGTATGAGCCAAGATGGGTTAAATTTAAAGTTAAATGGAATGATTACGGTAATGGTAGAAATAAAAAGAGAAAGTTTAGAAAAAGCACTCCTAGCGTGAAAATTGACGGTGTAGAGTATAATAACGGTAAGCTATATAAGAATATTACAGGAGCAAAGTACGGTAAACATAACGGTCAGAATATGCAAGATACAACGTATTACGTACAAAAACCACCTGGACCATTTAAATTAGATGTACGTACGCATTTTGATTATAAACGAAAACGTAAACGTCAATTTAGTATTACACTTGATTACAATATTAAATTACAAGATCCTGCAGGTACCATTATAGATTTAGGTACATTAAATGTAGGTAAGAAAGATTTTGGGAAACGGTAATGGCTAGACGAGGTAGAGGAAGAGGTAGTTCAAGTAGTAGTCGTAGAGGATCTGGACGAGGTAGAGGAAGAGGTAGAAGCTCAAATACTGCAGCGAGTAGATCAACACGTGGTATGAGTAGAGCTCAAAGACGAGAAGCAGCAGCAGCAGCTCGTGAAGCATCAAACGCATTACGTGATAATACAGTAAATGATAGCATACAAGCTAATCAACCTATCATATTAGATACACCTGATGTTGTAGAACAGCAAGCTCTACAGTATGAAGAGCGAGTACGTCAAGTAGTAGCTGCAACTCCACCTCCACCTAGATCTATTCCGGATGAAGAAAAGGAAGGCGCATTTATTGATAGTAATACTGTTATATACTTGAATGATGAAATGCATAGTGAAATGCAATATGCACCACTATACATTCCTGTAAATGAAAGTATAGATTATGCTGCTATAGCAGTGTATAGTGGAGAGACAGAAGTAGCTTCTACCAACTTAAGTATTACAGATGATATAATTAGTATAAATAATTCACTAGCAACAATAGATGTATTACGACTTGTACGTGATAAACTAGGACTTGGTAACGGTCAATACGATATAGAGGTATGTTTATATAGAAATTATATATACAATCAAGAAGATTCAACTGATATCGGTGAAGTGCAGATAGAAGAAGTATCACCTACACGTCGTGAAATTAGAGTAAAGACATCACTTCCGAAATATTATAACACTGTTGAAGAGTGGGGTAAAACTCCACGACTACGCAGTGAATTTGAATATCAAGTAATTTGGCCAGCTATATTAAAAGATAACACGCGCCGAATTAACATATTATCTACAAACTGGGTACCTCTAAATCTAGAAGGTGAAGTGGAAGATCATATTATATTCCGATTAGTTGATCCTTTACCGCGTAATGTTAAAGTAGGTGATCAATTTCAAATCACTCGCGATATTGTTACACCATACGTAATACCTGTAACTGTAGATCTTGAGAATATAGTAACAGAAGAGTTCAACGAATTACGAGGTCCTAACTATAAGGCAATTAATTTAAAAGATAAGCCTGGTAAGTCGTCTGATTTTGAAACATGGAATACTATACTTGGTACAGACGCAACAACTAAACAAACAGTATTAGATACATACATAAGTAGTTCAGATAACGTAGAGTTAAATATCGATTATCGTAGATACGATAACTTTATACACTTTAGTTCTGCAGAAGAGAGATTAAAAAACTTTAAATATAAATTAGATCTTATCGAGCATTATACCTCGCAATCAACTATTGTATCAACAGGTCAAGCAGGTAAAGGTCAATCTGCAGCTACAGGATCTGCAGAATTTTTGCAAAATAAAGCGATGTACGAGACTAAGCGTGCTAACGTTATAAGTGGTTTTGATGGGTACGAAAAGTACTTGTATTATGAATCGCATTCAACAGAAACAACATCGTATGGAGTATTCCCTGCTGCAACTTGGCCAAAAGGTACTACTAGTAAGCCATACACATTATTACACACTACTAGCTCAGAAGGTAAAGTATGGTATGCATCACAATTATCATCTGCTTCTATTTACGATAGTACAAATGATAACATACTACGCAATACTGTACCTCAACATATACAGCAAGATACTAATAGTAGCAACTACGTGCTATTTACAGATATGGTCGGTCAACATTTTGATAAAGTATTTAATCATATTGATCAGATAACTAATATAGTTGATAGAGAAGAATCTGTATATGATGGATTAAGTAAAGATTTAATATATGATGCTGCAAAATCATTCGGATGGACTTTACAACCTGGATTTGATAGTAGTAAGTTATGGGAATATGCACTTGGTACGGATGCAGTAGGTAGTTATGCTTCAGGCTCAACAACAGCAGTAAGAGATGAATCGTATTCACATCAAGATATTGAGAAGCAGACATGGAAGCGTATATTAAATAATATACCGTATTTACTAAAAACTAAAGGTACATCTAGAGGTATAAAAGCACTACTTAATACGTACGGTATACCTAACACTATATTGCGAGTGCAAGAGTACGGTGGACCTGCTCCAACTAGACCATTAAGTACACGGAGAGAGATTGAAAAATTCTCATACGCACTTGATTTTTCTGGTTCTAGTCATATTAGTACAGTGCATAGTAAATTAGATGCAGATAACGATGCTTTCAGCTTTACTACTAACACAGACCGATTTACATCAATGTATGAGTTTAGATTTGATACCGCTACTACACAAAGTATGCATATAGTATCAACAGATGAAACCTCTAGTCTTGGCGTTAGTAAGTTCGAAGTCATTTTAGAACACTCTAGCTCAGCTGCATATGATTCAGATTATAGAAAGTATGGTAGATTATTATTTAAAATAACATCTGGTAGCGCTAATAGCGGATTTACTACAATGTCAACTGACTATGCACCATTCTATGATAATGATTGGTGGAATGTATCATTTGGTACACAAGAATATATAACAGGTCCAAGTACTAGTCAACCTACTTTTGAGATTAGATACGCAAAGATTGGTGAACATGCAGACGATATAACGCATAGTGGATCTACAACATTTACACCTGCTGATGTATCTGCAACTAAACAAGCATTTAATGAAATGTGGGGTAATAATCAGAATATGCTATGGGGAGGTACAGGCTCTGGACTATCTACTGCGATGTATAATGCATTCTCTGGATCTATGCAAGAGATTAGAGGGTGGGCTGAGCATATTAGTGATAATGCTTTTTATCAACACGCACTATCACCGATCTCGATAACTGGTGACACAATTGAAATGGCATATAATGATTTAATAATGAGATATCCGCTAGGTACAAATACCAAGAAGTATAATCACTCTACAGTTACTACTCTCAGCGCTACAAGCTCAATACCTAATACATTATACGCAACTCCTTTCATCGCATCTGTCAATACAAACGCTACCTTTATAGGGTGGCCTGATACTATATCATATAGTAATAAATCAGAAACATATTATGTTGATGTACCTAACACAGTAGGCTCAACTGCTAATGATAGTAAAATACGTATAGAGGATAATTCGCTTCGAACAAATCAATTAGCGTGGGATAAGAAATTTGAAGTGTCACCGAACGATACAAATCCTTTAGATTCTGACGAAGTATCTATTGCATTCTCACCTCAAGATCAAATCGATACAGATATAGCTATGCAATTCGGTGGATTTTCATTGGATGATTACGTAGGTGATCCTCGCGATAAGTTCAATAATAGATATAAAGGGTTAGAGAATACTCGAAATTTATATTTTAAAAAATATGATGATAAATACAATATCTGGGCATTTATACGAATGTTGAAGTATATAAATACAGGATTCTGGAAGCAGTTAGAAAACTTACTTCCAGCACGTGCAGATGCAACAGTAGGTATTATAATACGCCCTAATATATTAGAGCGACATAAAGTTAAAGATGTAGGTTCTGTATCTATTACAGATAACGCATATCACGCACAAATTACTATGCCAGATCTTGCAACTGTAGCAGGTGAAATACCTTACCAGCGAGTTAATAATACAGATTTCGGGATATACACTGCAACACTTAACGTTGTTAAAACATTAACACCGCAATCACATACTAGTACAATTGGATTAGATAATATAAATAATTCGCAAGGTAATAGTTCTACAGGTTACCATCGTCTTACAAGAATAGGCTCCAAAGTCTCTTCTACAGCATTCAATACACCTTCAGAAGATACAGTTGATGGAGCTCCTGTTGTTGAGTTCATGCTAACAAATCCTAATAAATTATATGCAGGTGAAAATTCAGCACTGAATATAGTTGAAGAGAGATACGGATCAGGTCAACCTAGAGGTGGAAGAACAGAAATGGGAGACCTAACAGTAGAATAACAGTTGATTATTTTAAAAGATGTATATTTATAATATATAACAAAACATGGAGTTGATATAAAATGGGATATTTAGATAACAGTAGCGTAACAGTTGATGCAGTATTAACTAAACGTGGAAGAGAATTATTAGCTAAAGGTGAATTTAATATAACACACTTTGCATTAGGCGATGATGAGGTTGATTACTCGCTATGGGATGTTGGACATGATAGTGGGACAAACTATTATGGAGAAGCAATAGAGAACTTACCTATGCTAGAGGCGTTTAGTAATGATCCGCAAGCACTTAAGTATAAGCTTATATCTCTCCCAAAAAATACACAAGTATTACCTGTAATAACACTACAGCAGTCTAGTATTGTATTGACATTACCTGGACAATCTAGTGTAATTGCACCGCAAACAGCTAATGTCACTGACGGTAATAGATCACTAGGATATACATACACTATAGCAAACGCAGACATACTAACTCTAGCTGCAGATCAATTGCAAGGTCAATCGAATTTAGCTAGAAATAATCAAGCACATACACCTGATGGTAATCAATCATCACACACTATCACTGCTTTATCTGCTAGATTAACTGCTAGATCAATAGCAACAACAACGTCTACAACATTAACAATCACTGCTAACGAAACCGGTGGTACAATCACTGTACCTGTTACTGTTAATGCAGATACTAATCTTACTGCTGGTCAAATCAGTTAATAATAAGGGATAGCAAATGTCAACATTTACACAATTCGATTCAGGTGATATAGTACAAGGTAATGTATCTAAAAATATAACATCAGGTTTATTTAGCGACGGTGCTGGTAGCATGACATCATTCTTTACATCATCTACGCAAACATCATCAGCAGCAGGTACAAATTACTACTGGGATGTATATCATCAAGATCCAAACGTAGCAGCTACAAGCGCTACAGCAACTGTACAATTCCAAATCGCGTATGGTCACTATGCAGGATCCGGATCCTATTCTGCAAATAGCACTACAGGGTTTTATCCTTCAAGAGCTGTATATAGTCAATTTAGAAACTTACTCCTAGATTCACCAACTCCAACTACTAAGTTTAAATTAGCAGATAATACTACTGTCAATAACGCTGTATTTATAACATTAGAGAGATCTAGATTTAAAGAACAAATTGATAAAGGAGATTGGCATATTCAATTCTCTGGAAGTGGAGATATAAAGCATACTGTTGTAGATGATAGCTCTGTAGCAGCTGCTACTACAGAAAACGGACATATTGTATATAATGTTATAAGCGGTTCATCAACCGGTCCAACACTATACCAATCTGGTAGTGATTATGTGTATTGGGGTAAAGTATACCCTGAATTAGGTGTTATAATGTTAGATGGTGAGCGTATGGTAGGTAATAGTATTCCTGTAGCATCTGGACTTAGTTTAGGTACTGCATTAAGCATATCTGATTTCGGTGATTCAGCTGCAGCTAATGATGTTGTACATTCAAAAGTATTTAACTCATTAGTAAACTTCACAGGTAGAGCAGATGAAGATATCTCATCTACATTCTATTTTGTAAGAGCTAAAAACAGTGAGTATAATTTTTCTACAAACGAAACATTTACAACTGGTGATGCAGGTCGAATACGTCACACAACTATGATTGGTGATCCTCAAGTATATATATCAACAGTAGGATTATACAATGCACAACGAGAGTTATTAGCAGTTGCAAAACTTAGTAAACCATTGCTCAAGAACTACGAACGAGAAGCTACTATACGAATTAAACTAGATTACTAAAGGACAATATGTCTAGGCTTACCTATAAAGCACTTGATCCTAAAAGATCATCTGTAATAGATTACACCGCGCATAAATCGTGGACTATTACGGATGAAACAGCAGCGAGTTTTGGTGTGAAAGTATTATCTGGATCATACTCATCTGGTGAATTTAATGCTGCAACTGATCCTAAAACAGATGGATTCTACCAAACAGCTATATTCAACTCAATACAACATCTTTATTATAGTGATCCTAACAATACCACTATATCAAGCGATAGCGAATTCTTAAGCACACAAGAACGTGAATTATTATCATACGTTCAAGTATGGAGTATACCATCTGAGATATATGGAAAGCGCATTAAACCTGGTAGTGTATATATTAATGCAGCAGAAGATTATTGGGATGATGGAGAAGGTAACTTATTTACTGAAACAGTATATGATAAATCTGATTATAAAGATATTATACCTCCTCTACCTAAAAACTCGTATGTATATTTATCTTTTGATGAAGAGAGAGAGATCGCTGTTGGTAGTGAGATAGCTGACAAATATAAGTTAAAATATCGTAGCTCTGTTCCTAAAAATGTTGAAGTTCGTAATGGTGTAATGGATTACGGTAGAAAGACAGGAACGCAAATTTATGCACATCCATTTGAATATCGAGCTATTAAACTAAACGGTTCAGCATCATTAAGTTCAGGCTCAGAGAGTATTATTGAGTTAGTTGGTAGCAGGAATCCTTACTCAAGTGATTGGGATAATGATTTCTGCATTAACATGTGGGTAAATATACCTCCATCACAGAGTGTATCTCAAAGCTATACAGGGCATTATAAAGGAAGTGATAATATTAGAGGATTAGAAGCTCATACTGAAAACGTTATTGCATCTAGTCGAGGATTTATAAATAATCCGCAAGATGATAATATTACACCTTGGGAAATATCTATTGTAAATCATAGTGGTGATGCATCTGAAATTGGAAAGATATATGCTAGAAGGGGTAGATATGATAACATGCTATTGCTTTCATCAAGTAATGCACAAAATATTGGCGGTGATGTATGGACTCATGTAATTTTTCAAAAAACAGGATCTAATATACAATTGATGGTTGGTAGCGGCTCTACAGATATATCTTCACCTCCACAGAAAACATGGTCTACAGACACTATAACAGGTAGTATTATCTCAGCTATAGATCCTTTATTAAAATATGATACTAATACCAATGTAGATGTATGTATTGGAGCTAGGAGATCAGGGTTCAAGCAATGGAAGAGAGGAAGTAGTTATTACGATACTGTACCGTTCAATCCTGCATACACCTTACCGTTTTCTGGATCAATCGATGAATTTGTAATATACAATAAAGCATTAGATACTGGTACTACTCAAACTATTGATAAAATTCATAATGACTCTACTAACCCAATTGTTGGGAATATATTCTATAAACACGGTATAATAACTCTAACCAGCCCTTTTAAAGAAGGTACTACAGAAGCAACTGATAATTTTACTCTGACATTTTCTGGTTCACATGATATTACAGCTCATTCTTATAGATGCGTTATTGAAGATGGTGAGTTTAATATGACGTTAAATCCAACAGCGCGTGAAGGATATAGTTTAAATAACCCTCATGCGCAATCATTTACAACTGGTTCTGATTTTTCACCCTACATTACTACAATTGGATTATATAATAATATGAAAGAACTTTTAGCTATAGGGAAGTTAGCACAGCCAGTAAAGAGTCCGCAAGATTTTGATATAACATTTGTAGTACAATTCGATACATAATATATGAGTCATTGGTTATATAAAGGTGAAGCGTTTACAGACGCACCAAACGAATATTTCGGTTTTGTTTATCTAATAAAAAACAAGAAAACAGGTAAGAAATACATCGGTCGAAAATATTTCGGTACAACTCGTCGTGTAAAAGTTAAAGGTAAAAAGCGTCGTAAGGTGATACGTAAAGAGTCAGATTGGGCTACATATCAAGGATCATCTAAATCACTGCAACAAGATATTAGTAGAATAGGTAAGAGGAATTTCGAGTTCACCATATTAATAATGGGAGAAACAAAAGGTCAAGTTAATTATCTTGAAGAAAACATCCACCATCGTTTCCACGTATCTGCTAGCGATGATTTCTATAATGATTGTATTGGCCCAAGGAGATTTGCTAAGGTACGCTTTGATGAAAATGTAGCTAAAAAAATTAATGATATAGTTGTGTAATCTTTAATTTTATCTTATATTAAGGCATGGGATTATTAAGTATACTAGAGACCGTATTAGGTAGATCTAAAAAAACGTCAGGTAATAATGTTTCGTTCAAGTGCCCTTGCTGCAATCATTATAAACCTAAATTAGAGATTGATTTATCAACTCAATTCTGGCATTGCTGGGTTTGCAATGCTAAAGGACGTAAGTTATATACTCTATTCAAAAGAGCTAATGCATCTAAATCACAAATTGATGACTTGAATACAGAAGTAGGTAACTACGTACCTGTACGTGAAAAAGCTAATACTCAATCAGTAGCACTACCGCCAGAGTTTCAATTAATACTTAACGGTAATAAGAATAATCCTGAATTTAGAAATGCGTTACACTACTTGAAAGGTAGAGGAATAACTAGAGAGGATATAGTTCGTTATAATATAGGTTACTGCGAAACTGGTGAATATAGTGGTATGATTATAATACCTAGCTATAATGATAATGGTATACTAAATTTCTTCACCGGTAGATCGTATTATAAAGATGCAACCTTCAAGCATAAGAATCCTAAAGTTAGTAAAGATATTATAGGGTTTGAGTTATTGATAAATTGGAATGAACCTATAACTATTGTTGAAGGAGCATTCGATGCTATAGCTGCTAAACGGAATGCTATACCATTATTTGGTAAAATAATATTAGATAAATTAAAATCTGCTTTAATAAGCAATAACGTTAAAACAATATATATAGCACTAGATACAGATGCAAGGAAAAAAGCTTTAGATATATGTCAATACTTAATCGATAACGGTGTAGCAGTACATTTAATAGAGTTACAAGATAGCGATCCTAGTGATCTAGGGTATTCAGAATTTACAAAAATATATAATACAACTGGCCCATTAACAGGTAGTGGGTTATTATTAAAACAAATGGGAATGATAATTTGAAAATACATAATATCAATGTCGGATTCGATAATCTTGATAAAATACTTCATGTCGCAGATATACATATACGAAACTATCAACGGCACGCTGAATATAAAGCTGTGTTTAAAGAGTTATATAAAGGTGTAGATACTCTACCAGAGAACGCTATTGTATATGTTGCAGGAGATATTGTACACAATAAAACAGATATATCACCAGAATTAATATCATTAACATCTGACTTTTTAAAGAATCTAGCAGATAGACGTCATACGATAGTTATTACAGGTAATCATGATACCAACCTCAATAATACGAGTAGGTTAGATGCATTAACACCTATTATACAGAACTTAAACCATCCTAAATTACATTACTTAAAAGATTCTGGTGTATACACTATAGCAAACGTACATTTTACTGTATTTAGTATATTTGATCCTCCATCCGAATTTATTAAAGCTAGTAGTTTTGATGCACCTACTAAAATTGCATTATTTCATGGACCAGTACAATCCTCTAAAACAGATATAGGGTATGAGGTTACAGGTGAAGAGTATACCGCTAACCTGTTTAATGGATATGACTTATCACTATTAGGTGATATACATAAACGACAATACGTCGATAAAGCAAAAACTATATGCTACCCAGGATCACTTATACAACAGAATTTCGGTGAAGCATTCAAACATCACGGATATGCTATATGGGATGTTGCAAAGCGTACTCCAATATATATAGATATATCAAACAAGTATGGATTCTACACAATCGATGTTAAAGATGGTATATTACCTAACATTGATGATATACCAAAGCAACCTCGACTTCGTATCAGAACAACTAATACAACTGAAGCAGAGCTCAAGAGTATTATTAAAGATATAAAAAAGAAATGTCGTGCAAACGATATAATCACTATCAAGCAAGATAAAATAAAAGGTATAGCTACTACATCTAGAACCTTAACACGCGATGTTAGAGATATAAATTATCAAAATAAGTTACTGCAAGATTATATTGAAAAGAATCACGATGTAGATACTACACTAATGCGCCAAGTTAAATCTATTAATAAAACGCTCAACGATTCGTTACTTAATGAGAATATCACTAGAAACGTTACGTGGAAGATGAAGTCATTTGAGTTCTCTAATATGTTTAGTTACGGTGAAGGTAATACGATAAATTTTAGTAAAGCTAAAGATGTGATCGGATTATTTGCTCCTAACCATGCAGGTAAATCCGCTATACTCGATTCACTAGCGTTCTGTATATTTGATAGATGTAGTAGAGGTAAATCAGCTGCAGATATAATGAATAATACTAAAAATACATTTCACTGTAAACTTGAGTTAGAGATCGATGGTGTCGATTATTTTATAGAGAGAAAAGCAAAGCGTATACTAAAAGGGTGGCAGAAAGGTAAAGTACGTGTAGATGTAGATTTTTGGTATATGGATGAGGAAGGTGAAAAGATATCATTAAATGGAGAGCAGCGTCGAGATACTGATAAATCGATTCAAAGTTATTTAGGTGAGTACGACGACTTTATACTTACAGCATTATCTGTTCAAAACAATAATACAGGATTCATTGATAAGTCGCAGTTTGAAAAAAAAGATTTACTATCACAATTCCTAGATATTACAGTATTCGAACAATTGTACGCGCTAGCTAATGAAGAGATACGAGATGTGCAAGCTTTGTTAAAAGATTTCGGAAACACAGATTACTCTCAAGATATAATAGATAAAGAGAATGAGCTTGAAAAAAGCGAGCTCCAATATAAAATCCTTCAACAAGAGAAGGATCAAGTAGAGTTAGATATAAAGGTATGTAGTAAGGAAATACTCGATCTAACTAAGTCTTTACATAAGAAGATACCTTTAGATAATCTAGATGAGCTAGAGCGAGAGACACGATCTAACGAGTTGAAGATTCATGATATAGATAATAGATTACAATCAGACGAAGATATTGCAAAACAAAATAAGCAAGCAGTTATAAAGTCAGAACAAATCGTATCGCAATATGAGTCGAGTGATTTAGAAGATCGATATGATGAGTATAAAACATGTTCACGTAAATTACAATCTCTACATCAAACAAAAGAGATGTTAAAGAAAGACGTATTGCATAAACAGGAAAAGTTAGATGCAATAGGTCAATTCGATCCTAACTGCTCATTCTGTAAAAACAATGATTTTGTTAAAACAGCTCATGAAACTAGAGATAGTTTAGAGCAAGATAAAGTCAAGGCTCGTGAATTGATAGCATCTATAACTGAAAGTAAAGCACAGTTAGATAGCTATGCAGGTATAGAAGATGATATTATTAACCTTAATAATCAGAGAAATACTCTTGCAAAAATACAACGTGAGCGAGACGCAGGTAGAATAGCTTACTACCAAGCGAAAGAAGTTCGTGATAAGATAATTACACGCAATATAGAGTTACAAGTACTGATTGATAAGTACCATAGTAATGTACAAGCTATTGAAGAGAATAAAAGTATAAATAATGAAATCACTCTAAAAGAGCAAGAGCAAGAATCTTTAAAACACCTCCTTTCTACAATTGATGATAAGCGTCAATTATGTTATAGCGATATTAATGTATATAAGACAGATATTAAAAGTATACATAATCATATAGAGAAAGCACATAGCTTAGAAATTAAATTAAAAGCCTATGAATATTATTTAGATGCTATAAAAAGAGACGGTATACCATATGAGATTATATCAGACACCCTACCGTATATTCAAGAAGAAGTTAATAATATATTATCACAAGTTGTTGATTTCGAATTAGAGTTTGATGTAGATGGTAAGAATATACTGACGTATATAAAGTATAATAATCAAACATGGTCGTTAGAGATGACGTCTGGTATGGAGAAGTTTATATCATCACTAGCTATTAGAGTTGCATTAATAAATATATCTAACCTACCTAGACCAACCTTCTTAGCAATTGATGAAGGATTTGGTAATTTAGATGCTAACAATATCAACTCTATGTCAATGTTATTTGATTACTTGAAAACGGAATTTGATTTTATATTAATTATATCACATATTGATGTTATGAGAGATATGGTAGATGATGCTATCGAAATATCTAAACAACACAGTCTAAGTAATGTTATTTATTAGCAATCATATATTTATATAAGATACTTGAAGTGAATTCTAGTAGATACAGAGGTAAATATGATTCAAAGGCAAAATACATATGTAGGATTGCATAAGCAACCTATATTAATAGTCGATAATACTGATTATTCAGATTACTTTAGAATTGACGAATTTCCATCAGAATTAACCTCTGGTAAAAATATGTTTAAGATATATGGTAATGATGATCTTTTAGAGAAAGGGTCTGAGATACTTATAGAGGTTATAGATGAAACAGGTAAACCTGTATATCATCAAGTAAATAAATACCGCGACATTTCTGGTCACCGGGTTATTAGTATTTTTGTTTATGATACTGCGTTAGCTGGTATCTGTAGAGTAACTATATTAGGTGTAGCTACAAGGCGACCAAATGGTAGACGAGTACCGAGAAACTGGGAAGGACGACATAATGTCAGGTGGAGTAGATTCGTTGCATTAAATCCAGATAAACCAAACCTATCACGTATTATCTTCGAAAACGCGCCCTCGATTAAGGTTGAAGAGATAAATCGTGAATACATGTATTACGATTTTAAGATAGGTGATAAAGCTTTTCAATCACTAACGCAAGGTACAATAACATCATATGCTCCTGAACCTAAGATTACATACACAGGATACCACAGCTCTGCCACAGCAGTTATAAAATTTGCAGATCACGTACCAGTAGAATCTGGGGGTGGCTTTAACCCTGACATGCGGGAAGTGCTATTACGAGTAGGTGGATTAACTACCGCACACTTTGATGCGCATGCTAGAAAACGATATGGTAATGACGCTGAAATAACATATCTTGATCCCCTAGCTTGGGCTAAGAAAGGTATGTTAGACTCTGGTAGATACGGTCACATTAAACCTTTATATATGGATACGGAAGGAACATATCCAGATTGGCAACCTGTTGTTCTTGAAGTTAAAGATGATAATACATTACTTGTTGATGCCTTGATTGTACCTGTTCAAGTTAGATACCCTGCAGGTGGTATATTGACAGAAGCAATGGCGCCAGACTTTCTTATAGATTATCCTAATCATACTAACTTTACAACAAGTTATCATCAAGTAGGTACTGACACAGCTGGTAAAAGTAATATACAATCATTTGCTAGAATGACGGTGAAAAATTTAGAACCTGTATCTGGTGATGTATATAAAATTAAAACATATATGAGAAGTCAAGGATTCGGACCTTATACTATGATAGGTGAAGAAGAAGTTGAAGATAATAATCTTATGAATGATGTTAATGCATCTACTCCGTATAGAGGAGCTGGATATTTTGCTAATCAAAATATAGTTGATAATTTATGGTCTACAACAGCTACATGGGGCTCAGTTAATGCTACACAATCTAATTCCCCTATAATGGGTGGTGTTATGATTACTGGTAGTGGTAATAAGCCTGGTGATCTAAATCCTCGATACAGTAAACCTTGGTCCACACAAGGTATAGTGTTTAAGAGTAATGTGACTATCGATGTATATGCTGGTAATACTTATAGTATAACATTTGAAGCAGCTGCTGAAAAAGAAGTAGGTCAAACTGAGCCGAGTACTCTAGAGATGTGGATATCTGGATCTAATGTTGAGGAGAGTGATGAAGTTGCAGCAGGGTATTTTGGATATTTAGCTGCAAACCCAAGTGGTACAGGTTTAGGTAATATTAGAGCTGCAGTTCTAAGATCTAAATTAGATTCAGCTAATAGAGAGCAGTTAGATCTTTTAGGTAGTAATACTATCGCTAATCAATATGCTAAAAAGATGACAAATGAATGGATTGCAGCAAAAGGACCAGGTGGAGCTCTGAGATTTGTTCAACAGAATGCTCTTGCTAACGCTCATATACCTAGCTCTAGAACTCAGAATAGATATAAACTTACTCTACCTAGCAAATTCACACCTAACGAGCAGCAAGTTGTACCTGGTATTGTTACCAAGCAACTTGTACAATATGCTTACACACCTACAGAGGATGGTAATATTAATATTAGATTTAACACGTATGCAGGTAGGTGGTTTATAGGTAATGTAGAAGTACGTGGTGAGCGACAAACAGGATTTACACCTAACCACACTTTTTTAGAATTTCCTATACCTACCGCACAGCAAGATGATGTATTAGATTTTAAGTTTGAATTTTACAACCGTAATATGGAAGAATCTAATTTAGCTCTAACAGTTAATAGTGTTGACTTTTCTGGGAGTAATTTATATATAGATGGTGCAAATAATGAACTACCCGGAACCTTAAAAATTGGTGACGGTTTTGTTATGGAAGGATTCGACGGGACAGTATAACTATGGCAAATTTAAGAACAGGAGATTATAAAGGATTTAATTACGCGACTAGCTCTCAAGATGGCATCGGCTCTGGATTAATGCTTTGGTCTGGATCAATGATATTAAATAGTGCAGCAGCTTACACAAGCTATTCTGGTGTTGGTTTAGAGCTAATCGGTAATAGTGAATCATATCTACGGTTCGCTACTTCAACATCTACACAGACAAGTGAGATAGATATACGAGCACAAAAATTCTTCGTAGGTACACCTACCACTCAATTTATATCTGGATCAGGTGATAATATAGAGATTAGTTCTTCTAACTTCCATCTAACACCTAGTGGTGATATAACTATGTCTGGTACTATAACAGCAGATGCAGGTAACATAGGTGCTTGGAAGATTATAGATGGTAAATTAAGTGGTTCTAATGCAACTCTAGATGCTGTCGGAGCTGCACTATACCATACAACTAAAGGTCCTGGTACAGATACAGGAGCTGCTTTCGATCAAGTTAGAGATGAATATTATATTGATTTTACTCCTGATGAAGGTCCTACAGCTACCGCAGGTAAATATTATGTAAAATTTGGACCTAACTTTGCTGTAAGTGAAAGTGGTCAGTTATTTGCTAGTGGTGCAGTTTTTGAAGGTACGATAACCGCTTCAGCTGGTAAGATAGGTGGCTATAATATTGGTGACAATACTCTTACAACTACAGGGTTTGAAATAGGTGATTCAACGCAAACGTATGCATTA